TGCCGAGGAGTTTCTTGACCGTAAACCTCTTTATGACAAGATGCACAAGCTGGAAAAACGTCTGAAGGAACAAGACAAAAAGTTTGAAGCAATGCAGAAGCACGAGAAGATGGTTCGTGACCGAATGCATGAAGACCACATTAAAGAGCTAAAAGCTGCAAAAAAAGCTGCTTTTGAAGAGATGGATTATGATCGTGTGGAACAAATTGACGATGAAATCTATCAAGCTAAGGCAGAATATGACAAATCTTCTATTGAAGAAGCGCCTGTTGTAGATGTTCAAGCAGAGATTCAAGCAACTCTTGAGTCATGGGTAGATAAAAATCCATGGTATACAGAGAATAAGGTAATGCAGCGATTTGCTGAAGGAGAGGGTAACGATTATCGTAAATCTAATCCTGATGCTACATTCGAGGAGGTTTTGGACCATATTGCCAAAACTGTTAAAAAAGAATTTCCAGAGAAGTTTCAAAACATGAGTAGACAAAAACCATCTTCAGTAGAAGGTTCTGCTCCTAGTGGTAGGCGTGCTCCTGCTACTGCGAAGCAGAAAACAGTGAAAGACTTGCCTGAAGAGGCCATACCTGTAATGAAGACGTTGGTAAGGGCTGGTGCATTTAAGTCCGAACAAGATTACGTCAACGATTACTTCAACCAATAAGAGGAATTAAGAAATGGCTAGAGTAGCTAAAACTACGCGTAAGCGTCCGGTTCGTTCATCCCAAGCCCGTCGTGATATCTTGTCCGTAGAAGGTAAAGATAGTGGCTTTGAATATCGTATTGTGAATGACACTCCGGGCCGCGTAGCTGATATGAAAGCTCGGGGCTATGAGATTGCAGAAGGAGAGGAGGAATTTTCCTCAACCCTTGATGACTCTACAGCCGTTGGTTCTGTTAAACAAAAACATGTTGGGGCTGGTACTAAAGCCGTGTTGATGCGTATTCCTAAAGAGTTCTATGTAGAGGACCAGAAAATGAAGGAAGAGCACATTGACCGTCTTGAGCAGAAAACCAAAACTAACACAATTAAAGACGGGTATGGCAAGGTTAATATTGAACGATAATAAAATCCATGCCATTCCGTCATTCTTGAAATGATATAGGAGATTGATGTAATGGCGAATAAAGACGCTCCTAGTGGTGCTCGTCCGGTAATGAAGGACGGCTCCTCTTATAATGGGTCTGCTCAGAAGGTGCAGGTAGACGTGGGTAATGCTACTGCTATCTTTGTGGGCGACTTTGTAGTTCAGGAGGCAGATGGTAACTATACTGCGGCTACTGCTGGCGCTACCAATGTAATTGATGGTGTTTGCGTAGGTGTAGTTGTTGACCGTACTATCCCTGCTACTGAGCATCCGGGGTATCTCCCTGCTACTACTGCTGGTTATATTTATATTGTACCGGCAGATTCCTGTTACTTCGCAATTCAGGAAGATAGCGATACTAGCACTCTTGCTGCTACCGAACGTGGTGCGCGTGTCAACTTTATTGCTGGCGCAGGTTCAACTACCACGGGTCGCTCTGGGCATGAGATTGACAGCTCTTCAGTTGGTCAAGATGCAACTTATCAGCTTTCATTGATTGATATTGTGCAGGCTCCTGATAATGCAATCGGTGCTAATGCCGAATGGATTGTTAAGGTTAATCTTGATCAGAAGGGTCGTGCAACGGCTGGTATCTAAGGAGATATTATAAATGGCTATTAATACTGGTAATTTTGGTAAGGCGCTATGGCCCGGAATTAATGCGTGGTTTGGCGATACTTACAATGAATATGAAACCAAGTATGACAAACTCTTTGATACGTTTACTTCTCGTAAACGATTTGAAGAAGATGTCTACATGTCAATGTTTGGTGTTGCCCCGGAAAAACCGGAAGGCACCCCCATTCAATATGACACTGCCCAGCAGGGTTTCATCTCTCGTTACAACCACGTAACTTACGGACTGGGTTTCATCATCACTGAGGAGATGATTGAAGATGACCTGTATGACGTAATTGGTGAGCGTAATGCTCGTGCTCTTGCACGTTCCATGCGTGTAACCAAAGAGACTGTTGGTGCTAATGTGTACAACCGTGCATTTAGCAGCAGCTATCTCGGTGGTGATGGTAAGTCCCTGTTGAATGCTCTTCATCCGAATGTAGCTGGTGGCACTTGGTCCAATGTGATTGCCACCGCTGCTGATTTGTCTGAAGCTGCTCTTGAACAGGCTTGCATCGACATCATGAAGTGGGAAGATGACCGTGGTCTCCCGGCTCAGATTATGCCGAAGACTCTGATTCTTCCTGTGGATAGCACTTTTGAAGCAGAGCGCATTCTGAAGTCTACCCTACGTTCTGGCACTGCTGATAACGATATCAACGTGCTTAACAGCTTGGGTAAATTCAGGGATGTTGTTTCCAATGTGTACCTGACTGACCCAGATGCTTGGTTTGTTCGTACCGATGCTCAAGATGGTATGAAATATTTCGAGCGTAAGGCAGATGAGTTCAGCATGGACAATGACTTTGATACTAGCAACTATAAGTACAAAGCTGTTGGTCGTTACTCATTTGGTTGGAGCGATCCACGTGGCCTTTACGGGTCAGCCGGAGCGTAATGATTGTTGGGGGATGGTTGGCACTGTCCCCCACCTTTCCTAAATCTAGGAGATTAAAATGCCTATTTCAAACTTTCCAAATGGTTTTGCTAATGGTGTAACTATTCGTGGCGTACCTGTCACTCAGATGCACCCTGGTAAAGTCTTTTGGGTTAATAACTCAGGAGTAATTCCTGAAGGTGGGATTGGGGGTAGTGATAGTAATAAAGGCACTTACCTCCAGCCTTTCTCTACTCTTGACTATGCCATTGGTAAGTGCAAAGCAGGTCGTGGTGATATCATCATGGTTATGCCGGGTCATGCGGAAGACATTGCTACTGCTGGTGCCCTCACTTCTGATGTGGCTGGTGTTGCTGTAGTAGGCCTTGGTACGGGTACTCTCCGTCCTAAGTTTAGTTTTACTGCTGCTACCGCTACCCATGTTATCTCTGCTGATAATTGCAGCTTTAACAACATTCAGTGGGAAGCTAACTTTGCTGATGTAGCTATTGGTCTGGATGTGTCTGCTGTTGCTGGACTCTCTTTCGAGAATTGCCACTTCACTGAAGCAGGTACTAATCTTAACTATGTCATTATGATTGACATTGCTACTGGCGCTAGTGATATCTCTGTTATTGGTTGTAAGTTTATCGGTAACGATGCTGCTAATGACAGTTGTATTAATGGGGTAGCACTAGACATCCTTACCGTCAAAGATAGCTCTTTTGCCTTCAACACAGCTCAAACTGCTGTTGTCGGCATGCTGGCTACTTCTGGTAATGCTACTAATGTGTGGATTGACAATTGTGCTTTCCGCTCTAATGTAGATGGTGCTCTGTGGGTTGACTTCAATGGTGCTGCTAATAGTGGTGTAATCAGCAACTGCTATGTAAGTTCTATTGATACTGCTGGTGCTCAAAACACTCTGGACTTTACTGGGGGTCATGCTTTCCGATGCTATGTATCGGGTGAAGCAGACGCTTGGGGTCTTGAAGGTGGTGGTACTGCTGTCTATAACAACGCCTAATAGGATTGGAGGGGCTTCGGCTCCTCCCTTCTTTTATTTATGAGACAACTACAAAGAACAATCGACTCTCTTCCTCCTGAAACAGACTTACCTGTTTTATACAGGAAGAAATTACCATTAAAAATACGCTTGATGAGGTGGTGGAGTGTCAAACTTAGGAAACTTCTCTCCAAAAGAGGGTAGTGTAACCACAGAGGAAACACTTACTTTCGATTGGAGACCAAGAAAACTAGTAATAACAAATGATAGTGCTACCAAAGCACTTAAATGGAAACTTGGTAGTTCGGAGACATATGGAACTTTATACGCTACTGAATCTGTTTCTTTGGAAGTTACAAGTAGGACAGTGATTATTAAGTCAGAAGACGGGGTTACAGCAGTAGCTTATCGCATTTGGGGCATTGGTTAAGTGGAACTACATCGTTCAAGGGTTTCTGCCGGGGATGGGGAAGCTATAAGTTCCCTGAATAATGCACTAGATATTCATGATGCGGATGTTCATAGCGCTATAGTGAATAGATATGCCTTCCAAAATACTGCAACAACAACTACTTTAGCAGTTGCTACTGTCGGGGACGGCACAGAATATCAGATAACTGTCGCAAGTTCCGTTGGTTTTTCTGTTAATGATAGGATTTTCATAGATACTTCAATCGATGAGGTGACTCTTCCTATTATAAAGGCTATCGCTGGGAATGTCATAACCCTAGACAGGAGGTTAGATAAAGCTCATGCTATTGGGGATTCTGTCACTAAAGTTATAACGAATATGGCATCTCAGGCAGGCACTCTTGCTAGTCCTCAGTCCTATAAACTTGCTCCAATGTCAGGAGAGGTCTGGCATATAACCCGTCTTTTGCTGTCCATAACTCACAACACAGCAGGAGATTTAGGGCTTTTTGGGGATCTTGCAGCGCTAACTAATGGGGTCGTGTTAAGGGTATATGTCAGTGGACAGTTCGGAACCCTAACCAACTGGAAGACAAGTGCAGATATCAAAGATGATATGTATGATGTTGATTTTGATTCTCGGTCTTCTGGCGGTGGAACTTACGGCACCTCTGGGAGGGGTACTTTTAAAAATGCAGGGTCTATAGTTAGACTTGATGGAACATTAGGGGATTATATTGAGATTCTGGTTCAAGATGATATAACTGGCCTTTTATCTTTCCAAGTTAAGTTTCAAGGACACCCCGAGCAGGCTTAGGTTTGCTCTAAACCAAATACTTATTAATTATTGAACGGAGAATGGATATATGCGTCCAGAAAAGATTGATTTTGATGTGGCTAATGCTGTTGCTGATGGGTTGGCAGCCGCTAATGACAGTTCAGGGGCCACACTCACTCTTGATGGAACTTTAACTTCAGGAGGTACTTATACGGCTGCTGATGGTTTTGGCCATAAGATTGACATCACTGATACAGCTACTGTAGACCAAAGTGGAGCTACTTTCACTATCACTGGCACAAATGCTAATGATGAGGCTATCACTGATTCCTTTCTTGGTCCTGGTTCTACCCTCACTGTAAGTTCTACCAAGTTCTTCAAGACCATCACTTCTATTACTATTGCTAGTCCTGCTGTTGGTGGTACTGTTAATGTTGGTACTAACGATGAAGTAGAAAGCAAAACAATCCCTATTGAATGGCGAGATTCTGATGGGGCTACTGTTGCTATCATGGGGTCTGTTGGCACCTATGTAGTGGATATTCAAGAAACCTTTGATGATATACTCGCTAATGGTGTTGACTCAGCTAATTTCTATGATATTCATGCAAATAAAAGTGCAGACGGTCCCTTCATTCTGACTGCCCATGCTACCGGGGTTCGAGTTCAGACAAATAGTTATACCAATGGGGCAGAGTTCCAGTTCCATGTTATCTCTACTGTTGGTGCATAATGGGTTCCTTTAACAAAAAGAACAAATCTCCCGGATGGAAGAAAGGCGGGCATTGGGTTCTGTGTGACCGCACAGGAATGGCTATTCGAGCAGAAGATGCCAAGACTGAATGGACGGGAGCAGTAGTAGCTAAAGAAGAATGGGAACCTCGACACCCCCAAGACTACTACCGTGCTAGAGAAGATGATTCCTCTCCTAAAGGGCTGGTTCGTACTGAACCTACTGATTCTGAACTTACTGGATTGTATGTAGAGGGTGGTTATGTTGATGCTGGATACTTTGGGATATCATAATGAGTAGGAGTGGGTCATACGATTTTACCCTCACAAGGGATGAGCTTATCCAAGCTGCTCTGCGTCTGTTGGGGGTGGGTCATCGAGGGGAATCTGTCCCTGCTTCAGAGATTGAGGATGCTTCTCAGGCACTCAATATCATGTTAAAAGCATGGCAAGCAGACGGTCTTCAGCTTTGGAAGAGGGAAGAGAAAAGCATCACTCTCACAGCCAGTAAACGGGTATATACGCTTGGTCCTACTGGGGATATCGTAATGCAGCGCCCTCTGAGGCTCTTAGAGGCTGTTAGACGCGATACTAGCAATATAGACGTACCTCTCACTAAGTTATCAAAGAACGAGTATTACGGGCTGTCTGACAAGTTCTCAGAGGGTACTCCGGTTTCATACCATTATGACCCTCAACTAGATAATGGTGATTTGTATCTTTGGCAAGTGCCTAGTACGACTACCGCTGCTGAGTACACTATTGAGATTGTATACCACCTCCCCTTTGAGGATATGGACTCTGCCACAAATAACTTCGACTGCCCTGTAGAATGGTTGCAAGCTATTAAGTTTGGCCTTGCCTTAGACTTGGCCCCCGAGTACGGTATTGACCTTCCTTACCAGTATCGTTTACAAAAACAGTTTGATAAATCTTATGAAAAAGCTCTCTCTTGGGATGTAGAGGACACTTCTATCTATTTCCAACCTGATTGGCAAGGAACACGATAAATGGCAGTTGTAAACTTTAATTATCCTAAGTTTAAGTACACTATCCCTTCCACAGGAGAGCCGGGAGCTGGGTATAAGCTCTTCACTTATGAGGAAGGAACTTCTACAAAGAAGACCACTTGGACTTCATTAGCTAAGACAGCAGAGAATACTAATCCTGTCATTCTGGATGCTAATGGGGAGTGTGATGTATGGATTGATGGCAACTACAAGTTTGTACTAGCCCCCCCTACAGACACAGACCCTCCTACTTCTGCTATTTGGTCATATGACGCTATTCGTAGTCCCATTGATCCAACTTCAGCAGAAGTAACCAGTAATATCAGTCCTGTTAATGGTTCCTTTGAGACTGATACTGATGTTGACACTGTACCCGATAACTGGACAGTAATTGCATACACTGGTGGTAGTGTAGCTATTGATAGTACTACTTCTACGCATGGTACGAACTCCCTGAAATTCACGTCTGCTGGTGCTGGCGGAGGTATGGCATCCACTGATGAATATTATGAGGTTGAAGCAGGGGAACCCGTAGGGGTTCGTTTCAGCATCATCTCCGCTAACGCAGACACCCATAATAAGGTAGAGGTGTATTGGTACGATTCCTCAAAAGTCTACCTTTCCACTGGAACCTCTTATGATGAGGCAGCAGCTAACCCTACATCATGGACTAGAAAACTTACTGTTGTAACTGCTCCTGCTACAGCTAAATATGCTCGTATTGTGCTTACTGGTGTAGCAGTAGATTCCACTACTCACAGTACTACTAACTTTGATAACATCGAACTTGATAAGGGGTTCCTTGGTGGCTTAACCTCTACCTATACAGAGCTGAATGTTCTGGATGGCATCACCTCCAATACCGCTGAGCTTAACTACCTTGACCTTACTACTGGTCCTGGTACACAAGAGGCAAGTAAAGCGGTTGTAGCAGATGCTAATGTAAATACAGGGATTAGTAAAGTAACCCAACTCCATATTGGAGCATCGGGTAGTGAAGTTCAAGTAACTGCTACTCCAACAGAGCTTAACTATTCTGTGGGCGTTACTTCCTCTATCCAAACGCAGCTAAACACCCTAAACACCACTTCTTCTGTGCTATCGTTAATAGCTGGGGCATCAGTCGGGGCAGTTGGTACTTATGCGATGATGATGCGCGTTTCCAGTTTAGCTACAAATAATCCTGGTGATACCATTGCTGGGTCTGACCTGAGGTATTCAGGGCTTCAGGCTGACGGGTCATCTGGGGTTGGAGGAGGATCTGCAACATCGGCAGGATACTACTCCGGCGTTGTCCCATCAGGCACATGGCGTTGTATGGGCTATTCTAACTATGGTGGAACATCTGCTACACAGCCTGTAACTGTTTGGTTGAGAATCGCATAATGATTGTAGATATAG